CACCACACCTTCCATGCCATTTCTATGTTGCCTCTCTCGCAGTTGCGAAGGACTTCGACTCCCGAATATTCCAGCACTGCTTTCCCACCACAAAACGGGCACGGTTTAAGTTTGATATCATTCATGTTTGTCATCCTCGCTTTCGTCCATCTTTGCACCACAGTTAGGGCAAAAATTGCTTTTCTTTTCCTGCGCAGTTTGGCACTCTGAACACCAGAAATATATACACATACCACTTGGCCTACTATCGTGCATTTTAGCCCATTCATAAATACCAATCCACCGCCTATACTTCACAGGCTGTACGTCTGCGGTCAGCCCTGTATCTTCAAAAACATCAACCACTGATTCAAGGCAATAGTCAATCAACCTTTTCTCTACTTTCTTGTCAGACTTGATATGTAAGATGTACTGCATATCAGGTTTCTCAATATACTCAGCCATTGTCTTTCCTCCTGTTCCAAGCTTCCATTACTTGTGATTCACAAAGTTCACGCTCATTGTACTGATTATTGTCCACATTGATTCCAACAACTGGACTTCGTGCATGACATTTCATACATCTTACCGTGACAGAACAATGTTTTTTACCGTAGTTGAAAGTACGCTTGCTTTCAATCTTTAGTTTTGTGCTGCCGCAGAACGGACAGGGTTTTAATTTTTCAGTCATCTTCCTTCATCTCCTGATTCCAACAATCTCTACAGATTATTCCGGAAATTTTATTTTTTGAACAATCTCCTAAACCATATATTGCATTAACACACGCCCTTGGCGCGCCATAAGAATCTAACTCTGCGTTTGGGAACTTCTTTAAGAAATCGTGTGCATACGTCTTTGCAGGGTGTTCAGCTACCCATTTATCGATAATTTCATCAATGTTACTGGGTAACCGATATAACATACAACCCTCTAAATAAAAAATAGGGCAGCCAATACAATAGTGATGCTCTTTGCACATTCTCTTTAAATCCTTGATGTTTGCCATTGTTCATCATCTCCTATCAGTTTCGAGGCTTCGTCCCCGCAAATTTTTGCATAAAGAACGTCTATTTCTTTATCCGACATTCTCATAAACGCCATTGGGCCACAACACCACAGAGCTCCTTCAATATTACAACCATAACAATTCTCGTGGAAGTGATCGTTGCAACATTCAAGTAATGCGTTAAATTTTTCTTCCTTCGTAGAAGCGCCACTATACTGCTTCCCCTTTAACGCAATTGATTGCATTAAAACATCAATCGTAACGCTATCGGCATTGCAAGCTATTCCGTTGTCAGAAAGCGAACATTTCAAGAAATCGCCATTATGATCGCACCCTGCCACAAACACTTCGACATTGCCGATTCTCCTTTTTACGAATTTGAGACTTTTTATTAGCTCACGAACCGTCATTTTCATTCTCCTCCTCTTCTGCTCTTCCGGGTCGCCAACGACGCGATCCGCTGCTTTACATCTCGGTTAAACTGCATAATCTCAGTCTCAGCGTTAACTTTCGCTCTGTTCTCTTCAAGCTTTTGCTTGTACGCTTTATACTTATCGCAACGGCTATGACAATTTAACACCCTTTCACTACATCCCTTGCATGGTGATTGTGCTGTAGCTGATACTATCATATATTCCGCTCCTTTGCCTATTCAAATTTACTTTTCTGCCTTTTCAAAAAATCTGTGTCGTTCGTCATCATTCCTATGCACTCGCAGGCAAGCATTGCTATTTCTGCAATGTTATGTGATTTCTCGATCTGTGACAGCAGCGAGCCTGCCTTGCGTATGTTGTCCTGATAATACTGATAAGCGCTTTTCATTCCCATAACAGCGGCTGTAGCCTCGTTATACTGCGCAAGCAGCTTCTGCTTTTCCGCCGCCGCATCTTCCTTGCTGAGATTGTCATACTTGTACCGTGCGTACAGCAGCCTGAGGCTGTCGAAGTATCTGTATGCGGCAGGAGGGAATCTGCTCACATCGACCGTTCCGTCATAAGCCTGACGCTCAAGTGCCTTGAATTGTTTCGGATCACTGAAATCGTATATTATAAAATCACCTCCCTGTGCAGGGTGTGCAGGGTTTGCACCCTTTTCCTATTCCTTATATATAAATTCATTTCTATTTTTTTTACATGAAGAATAAGGAAAACCCCTGCAACCCTGCACACCCTGCACACTTAACCGATAGAAACCGAATAAAATTCGCTGCCTAAAGTGATCCCCGAGTAGGCTAAACCATCACGCCTCTTTACACGTTCAAACTTTTTCTGCATTTCAACTCCGAATTTTGTGTTGCTCATCTTGTACTCGTTGTTTTCATCTGCCCACCTTGCGTACACGGAATACAACTGGGACGCTTTCACTTCTCCCCCTCCCGTAATACAGCAACTGTCGATGAACGCAGATATAACGTCCATTTCATGCTGATACTCCTTTACTGCGTCAAGAACAGCTTTCGGCATACGCAGACCCTCTTTCTGCCAAAGCATACAGCCGTCTATAGCCCAGCGGAATATCCCGTCAAGTTCCTGTGCAAGCTTGTATTTCAAGTGCCTGTCCACCTTGTCGGACGGTATCTGAACTTCAAACGGTATCAGGTGGATCCTTCGCCATATACCCGTATCCGTGCCGCGTATTATCGGCTTATGGTTTGTCGCCATCCACAGCTTGAACTCGGGCTTGAACTCGAATTCTTCCGCAAACAGCTTGCGGGCAGTCACCACATCATCACCTGTGAGCTGTTTCAGAAGCCCCTCGTCTATGCGCATACCCTCATTAGGCTCAACGCTCGTAACCAGACGCGAACCTTTCAGACGTGCGATATCGCTGTTTGCAGTGTTGCCAGATGACGGCTTGACCATTATCGTCTGCGGCTGTATGTTCGTAGCATAATCGCCGAAAATACAACGGATTATTTCAAGGAACGTAGACTTTCCGTTTCGTCCCGTGCCGAACAGGAAGAACGCGCACTGCTCTGCCGTTGAACCGCTGAGACTGTAGCCGACAGCTTTCTGGATGTAGCGTATAAGGTCTCTGTCGCCGCCAAAGATATCGTTCAGGAATTTTTTCCATTGTGGGATATCAACAGGATCTTCAACGTAAGGACATCGGGTGATCTTCGTTATATATGCTTCTTTCCTGTGCGGCATGAGCTGACCTGTTTTCAGGTCAAAGATACCGTTTCGGCAGTTCAGATAGTTCTTTTTCTTATCCATCATCGATGGGAGGAGCGGAGAATAATGCTCCGCCTCTCTCAGCATATTGGTTTTGCCTGTAAAGCTCCGCGAGCGCTTGATATGTTTCTCGAAAGCTTTTTCCTTGTCGCCGTCATCGGAATAATAAGACCGTTCTTTTTCAATAAGCTCGACCGCACTGTCCGCGACAGTTCTGTGATAGCCGATATTGTCATAGTTCCACTTGCCGTCCTTATAATAAAGCCAGTTCTTGTCTATATATGACCATTTGAGTATATCGCCAAAAGCGTCTGTAAGCCGCTGGGCATTTCCCGTATCGTCAAGAGAATAGTGCTTTTTTACAGTCGATGACGGCTCAGGCAGATCTCTGCCCTTTATGCTTATCCCTTCATAGCTTTCTTTCTGCCCATAGAACGTGTCACATTGACTTACAGCCTTTGAAATTGTAAGCTTGCCGTATGTACTGCCTGACTGCCTGCGATCCCATTTTTCGCGCATAAGACCCGAACTGCGGTAAATGCTGTCCATTTTTTCAGCGTCTCCCGCGCACCAGAATGCAAGCATATTGCAAAACGCCATGTCAGCTTCCGATTGTGATGCATAGTCAGACCAGTCGCCACCGTAGAGCCGGCTGAACTTGTCACCATTTGCAGATGATATTGCCCTGCTGATCACAGACTGCACATCCGCAGCGGCAGGCAGTGCCTTTCCTGCCGCTTGTTTTGGAGTGCCGAGATACTTCTCGTGCAGAGGTTTTATTTTTTCAGTGCAATCTGAAATATCAATGAATTCCGAGCAGTAATTTCCTGTCATTACAAAAAATCGTCCGCTGTCATACATCTCGATGTTGCCCCTGCGCCTGCCGCCCTCGGGGAGCTTTCCCTTGCAAATGATATGGATACCGTTTCCCGACTGTGACAATTCGGTGTAGCTTTGCAGTGCGTTTACGAATTCAGACGCAAGGCTGCCTTTTACGTCGATATCATCGAGGTCAACACCGAAATAACCTGAGTTGCTGAACATAAATCCTATTCCTGCGAAATCAGAAGAGACCTCTGCTGCCGTTTCAAAATCACTCCATGTATCGGGGTTGTTGGACATAGCCTGTCCTCCGGTTTTCGGGTTTATAGGTTTCTTGCTGATCCCGCTGTGCGACCTCGGGTCCGGCTCGGCTTTCCAGCATACCCAGTTTCTGAGCTTCTTCAGCTCATTAGGTATAAATTCGTACATTCTGCCTCCTTAAAACGGGACTTCTGCGTCTGTGAGTATCTCCTCGAAATCGCCCAGATCACTAACTGAAACAGTCGGCTGAACAGCGGCAGGCGTTTCCTGATGTGCTGTGGTTTTCTTTTCCTTGAAAACGTGTTTGCATTCGGGGAATCTGCTTTCGTTTATGTACTTTATGTTTTCCTGCTGCTTGCCGTTCCACTCTCTGTGCTCGACCGTAACTTTCAGCGGGCGGTGCATAAGATCCATGCACATATCCCTGACAGTTTCATACGCCTTGCCGTTCGGGAGCTTTGCCGATTTTGCAAGCCTCATGATCTGCTTGAAGCTGTAGCCCTGAACCTGCATATCTGCCTCTTTCCGTTTCCACAGCGTATGGAAAAGATAACGGTCCTTGAACTTCTGGTCAACATCATTTCTGATGATGAGCGAAAGGTTCAGCCCTGTCGCTCCGCTCATAGTGGTACGTTCTTCGATATTCCTGATGACTACTTCATAGTCGCCCTCCGGAATAATACCAAAATCGTCGTTCACATCTTCGTAGTTTGTTGAAAATCCCATATTATTTACCTCCGATCAATTTGAGTGCCTCCTCTGCGCTTCTGCATATACCTGCAATTGCACCGTATTTCTGCATAGCGGCGAGGAATAGTTTTTGTTGGTCTGTTGGTCTGCCTTTCGGCGTTTTTACTTCAATGAATACTGCCGTGCCGTCTGATTTTCTGAATCCGAACAGATCGGAAAATCCTTGGGGAACACCTGCATCAAAGTACCGCCCGTCAGGGGTTCTGACCTTTCCGACATTTACACGAAAAATAACGCATGAATCCGACAGCGCAAGCCGTATCTCGTTCTGTATCCTGTGTTCTTCCGTCAAGCTATCAGCCCCCTTTTCTTAGCCTGATACCATGCCCAGCCTTTTTTATACCCATGACTCGCGGCGTAGTCAAGAAGTTCTCCGTATGTCTGACATTCCTCAGGCGTTTTGAAATCAAGGACGAATCCCTCGATTTTAGTCAGCTCTGCCTGCTCCTGTTCGATCTCGGAACGCTCTTTTGCAGGAAATTCGTATCCGCACTCGGGGCACACCCGAACCTTGTTCCCCTCGCTGTCCTTGGGCGGGAATACTGAAAAGCATACAGGGCACTGCCTTACATTCACAGGATCGGCAGCCTCATATTTTTTGCTCTTTTTCTTTCCTTCAAGCGACCATCTGCGGTCTGCGTCGGGCATTCCGAATCGTGCATAGTTTCCCACATGGTCAATTATTACCGCGCGTTTGCCCTTGCGGTATCTCATGCACCTCATAGACTGCTGAATGTACAACGTCAGCGATTGCGTAGGACGGAGCAGAATTGCGCACTCACAATCGGGAACGTCAAAGCCTTCGGATATGAGGTCAACGTTGCAGAGTATATCAAGTGCGCCTCTGCGGAAATCGTTTATAATACGTTCGCGCTCTGACTTGGGAGTGCTGCCGTCTATGTGTGCCGCCTCGATCCCTGCAAGATTGAACTGCATTGCTGTTTCCATTGAATGGCGTACAGACGCACAGTAGCACACCGCTTGCCTGCCGTTCGCAAGTTCCCTGTAATACTTTATCACGTCTCCGAAAACGACTTTTCTAAGCATGAGATTTTCGACCGAACTCACGTCATAATCGCCTTTTTTTATCTTTATCCCAGTGAGGTCAACAAGGCTCGGTGCGTAGTATTCATACGGTGAAAGGCAGTTATGTTCTATTAGCCATTTTGCCGAAACACCCACGATCAATTCGTCATTCACATCTGCCAGCCCTGAACCGTCCAGCCGAATGGGAGTTGCGGTAACTCCCACCCTGTGAGCGTTTGGGAACGCTTCATACACCTTCTTGTATGTGTTGGCTGTACTGTGGTGATTTTCATCTGTGATGATGAGCGACGGCGGTGGTATCTTACTCAGTCTCCGCGCCGCTGTCTGCACCATCATGACCCGGCAGCGCAGCATATCAACTCCCCACCTTCGGAACGTGTTTTCTATCTGCTCGCAAAGCTCCTTACGGTGCACGAGGAAGAGAACGCTTTTCTTGTTGGCTGTAGCTCTGCGCGCCATTTCAGCAACGATACAGCTTTTACCGCCACCGCATGGGAGAACTATGCACGGAGCGCGCTTACCGTGCAGCCATGCACTGTGGACACGGCTCACAAGCTCCTCCTGATAATCACGAAGCGGCATTGCTCTTAGCCTCCTTGCGCTTGTTTATTTCCTTTGCCATGCACTTCCAGCAAAGCTTTCTGCCATAATTCTTGAGAGTGCCCTCTGCGATCTGCTGAGGAGTCCTGCCGTTGACCGCAAGGATAGGATTGCCGCAGTCCGTACACTCCTCGCACGGCACTATCCCATAATACGCACGTATCGCATCATCAACATATTTCAGGTCGTTCTCTATGTACTTTGACGGGAACAGTCCCATAGGCGACTTGCAGGTGTCGTTCCCGTCCGTCTGGGTCGCAAACATATATTTGCCATCGTCAACGACTGTCTTGAGCACCGTAGTGAACAGCCCCTCTACAGTTATTTTTTCGTCCAGAAGCTTGCCGATCGTCTTTGATTTCTCTCTGCCGTCCTCTCCCGTTTCAAGGTGGTTCATGAAGTATATCACAACATCGGGCGGCAGAGTTTCGGTCAGCTTGACAAGCTCCCAGAAGTTCTTGCCTATATCCGTGAACTTCTGATATCCCGTTTCCTTTGCGCGTCTCATAAATTCGTTAGCCATAAGATACTGTGTATCGTCAATGACTATGACCTTGGTATTCTGCGACTTGATAAACTCGGATATCTGCTGATAATTATCCGAATTCAGAACGTTCTTAAACTTTGTTCTGAACGGCAGCGGCTTTCCGTTTACGTTCACAAGTGAAACTTCCTCAGCGCCAAAGTTGCGCATCGAAGCGGACTTTCCACTTCCCGAGTATCCTAAAATAAGCACGGGTAATCCCATAATATCTGCCTCCTATCCTATAATGAGCGACTTTGAACTTTCCAGAACCGCTCCCGGAAAATCTTCGCCTGCTTTGATGAGTTTTTTTATTTCAGACTTCCGTATTTCAGGAAGCTCATATTTGAGCAGATCGTCCCTGCCTCTGTCCTGAAGCATATTTATAAATGCAACTTCATCGGCGATTTTAAGAGACGGAGCATTGCTGCGGATCGTAATGCGTGCCCTCGGCATTTCGATTTTTTTCACGCCCATTTGCTCCATGCAATTTCTGAGATATGCAGTCATGCATTCAATTTTTCTGCCGTACTGCTGGCGGCGCTTTTTGAGCTTGTCCTCCTCGGTTTTGATAGCAGCTTCCTCAGCTTTGAGAGACTTTATGTACTGCGCTGTGTTCTCAGCTTTGAAATTAAACTCCTCCTCGATGCCTTCAAGCGTATCGAACCATGCCTGAAGCATATCGGCGCGGTAAGTGTCAGGATTGACAACATTGCCCTCGCCGTCAACGTACTGACCGCTTTCGTCCTTATCGAACTCCATTTCCTGTATCTCGTCAAACCTGTCGAAAAGTTCGGCAAAGTCTGACGAAATGTCAAATAATCTCTCCATTTTTATACCTCCATGCTTTTATTGATGTTTTCAAAGAACTCTCTTGTCTTATTTCTGAAAAATTCATCAGGGTGCTCCTGCACAAATGCCGCAAGGCGCTTGACTGCGTCCACAGCATTGGAAAGATACGCCTTGAAAACCGCCTTGCTGTCAGAAACAGGCTCGACATTGGCAAGCTTTTCCTCATACTCGGCTTTGAGCCTTTCGATCTCGGCAGTGTGCTCCTGATTGTTCCTGATAGTCTCTTTCATGGTCTCCTCCTGAAGTTCGCTGTATTTCAGCGACCAGTCAAGGTCTACACGCTTCATCGCGTCCATGAGATTTTCTACTTCGTGGGAATTGCTCTCGACCGCTACCTCGATAGGACGGTTTTCAAGCTGTTCGACCTGCTCCTCAAGCGCGGTAATGTTTTCTTCCTTCCTGCTGATCTCTGATTCAAGCTGTGCTATCTTCTGCTTCTGAAATTCAGTATCAGTCTGAAGAATACTCAGTTTACCGCAGGCGGCTTCTTCGCTTTTTCTTGACTTCTCGGCATTCTTCTCAGCTTCATCGACCTTGCTCATAAGTCTGTCGTTAGTCTTTTTGAGGGAGTCTATCTTCTCCTTCAGTTCTCTGACGGAAGTGGTTTCGAGGTCGGTGGTTTCTATGATTTCGGTGCGGGTTTCTTCTGGAATTGTTGTAAGCAACGTTAACTTTGTCATTCCGATTTGTGCAATCGATTGCACAAAATTCTTAGGAAGTCTTTCTACGATAGAAATATAATTATACACATTCCTTTTTTTTATTTCTGTTTCCTGCTCACAGTAATCCTCAAAATTCTGATACCCCAGCTCCTTGTAAAGCTTGCTGTCCCTCATTTCCTTGAAGCCCATGCACATATCGTAAAGACTCTGCTGTGCAAGCTGTGCCGACACCTTGATTCTGCGGTCAAGGTCTACCGCTTTTGCGTATTCAACTGATAATTCATTCATACCTGTTCTCCTTTTAATGTACGTTTTCACACCATTCATTGAACTCCCTGAGTTCTTCCTCGGTGGGTTCATCGTTTTCAAATCCATAACAGCATCCGCTTTCAAATGTGCAGTCATACAGATCTTCGCTAGTTTCAGCCCAGTCTGGATACTTAATCCAACCGTAATGACAACCTTGACAATACTTGACAACCGGATCTATACAGCGTGTAGGTTTTTCATTCATGCCGATATCTTCTCCTTTTTAATGAAAATTTCTGCAATGTACTTTTTATACTGCTCCACAAAATCTTTGACTTTGCGAGTCATGTCACGGTTTCTCAGCCCTCTGACCTGAACGATATCGCCTGAAACGCTCAGCTCCATTGTGTAATACGGAACGTCTGGCTT